GAAATTGCTATTCTAATTTTATTATTAAAATCAAATCCAGCTACATAACCAATTAAATGCTTTTCAAAATCAAAAATGTTTTTTTGTTCATTAAATTGCCCATCTTTAAATGCCATGTTTTCAATGATTTTATCAATTAGTTTTATTGGTGGCAATTCAAACTTAGTCATTATTCACCACACCCCTATCTTATTTTTCTTATCCATTTCTCTTAACTTTGCTTTCTGCCCTTCGATCTTAGCACGTTTAATTCTTTTTAAAACATAGTCAACTTGTTTTTCAGAATATTCACCACCCATACCATTCTTTCTTATTTTCACAGGATACCAATCAGATTCATATGCTAACCTTTGCAGCATTGACGTAACATGCGATAGTTTTATATTATACTTGTCTGCTATTTGCTTAG